TATTGAAGGCGCTGCGCCACTTGGCCATCATGTCGCCAGCCGCATCCGCGCTGATGTCGAAGGCGACGGACATGGTGCCGGCATCTCTGGCGAAGAGCAGCAATTCCTTGCGCGGGATATCCGCCTGGCCGCCGGCGGCGACGATCTGGGCTATGCCGGTTGCGGCGATCGGCAGGGTGCGCGACAGTTGCAGAATGTCGCGGCCCATCTTGTTGAATTCGCCATTATCCTTGAAGTCGACAACCTTGCGGACGTCGGCCATCGCCTCCTCAAAATCCATGGCATTTTTAGCCGAGATGACGAAGGGCGTACCAGCCGCCGCGCCGGCGACGGCGGCGGTGGCGCCACCGGACTGAAGATCGCTGCCAAGCTGCTGCACCTGCTGGATCCGCACCTCGCGCGCGTTGAGGCGATCAAGCTCGGCGCGCTGTTCCTTCAGTCGCTTGTTTGTCTCATACAGTTTCAGACCCAGCCGATCTTCGTGGCGGGCGAGTTGCTCGACATCGATACCGGCTTCCGTCAGGCGTGCGGACAGGCGTTGCAGCGTCGTCCCATGCTGCTCGCGCAGCTCGATCAGCTTGCGCTCCTCGCGCTCGGCCGTGGCGATCTGGCGCTGCAATTTGCGGCTGCTGTCGCCCTGGAGATTCTGCGCGGCGCGCAGGTCGCGCAGCTTTTCTGCCTGCGCCTCCAGCGCTATATTGGTGCTGCGCAGCTTGCCCTCATAATCCTTGAAGGCGCCGATGCGGGCCTGCGCCTGGCGCAGTCGATCAATCTCCCGCCGGGTCTGGCCGATGTCCTGCGCGGTCTGTTTGGACGCGCCGCCGATCGAGCGCATCTTGCCGGTTAACTGATCGATGCCGGCGAATTTGACGAGGAGGGCGAGCCGCCGGTCCATCTGCTATTTCCCGCCTTCCTTGGGCCTGCGCTCGAGCGCCTTGCGATGCCAGCGCATCAGGTCCGGCCATTCCATCTCCCCCATTTCCCGGGGCATCCATCCCCAGCATTCGGCGAGGTTGGCCATCACCTCCTCTACGTCGTCGGCAAGTCCTTCTTCCGTGAGGTCGTGAACAAAAAATCGACGATGATGCCGGCGCATTCGGTGAGGTCCGCCAGATCCATCTGCTCGGACACTTCATGTTCGGTCAGCGCTGGAATGGTGATGCGCGGCAGCAGCTTGATCAGCGCCGTGGTGTCGCCGGTGGCCAGATCCTGCATCTTCAGCCCCCGGCATTCACCGGGCCGGGGCTTGCGGATCTCGATCTTCTCGATCTTGGTCTCGCCGCGTTCGATCGGCGTTTCGAGGATGTGCGAACGGATCATGATATGATGCTCCCTTTAGACGCTGACGCTGGCGCTGATGCCGCCGGCAGAGACGCTGACGCCGATGCCCAGGCTGGCCGATCCGTCCAGTGCCGCGCGGATGCCCGCCATGCGATCCACACCATCGATGATTAGGATGTTGTTGATGATATCGATTTCCACTTCGACCCGGCCATTGATGGTCCATTTCAGGTAGGAGAGCGTAGACTTGACCTTCCAGCTGGTGTCGTCGCCCGGCTTGGCGGTGCCGGGGTCGATCTCCACATGCTTGCCGCGTACGATCAGTTCGGCCGCGCTGACGATGCCGGCGCCGTCCTCCTGATAGGCGCCGTTGAAGCGCATCATCTGCGCGGCGACACCGACGATGCCAAAGCGACGCAGGATAGGGATGGCGAGACCGCCGATGGTGGTTTCCATCTCCATCTTCTCCAGGCCCAGGCCGACGTCGACCTCGCCCAGCATGCCGCCGCCGCGCCAGCTTTCCACCTTCTCCGCTATCTTGGGCAGGGCGATCTCCGCCGCCTGGTGGATGAAGCTGTTGCCATTGTCGAACAGGTTGAAATTCTTGAGCTTGGAGGGGAGCATGGGCCGGTTCCTCGTGAAGAAGGGGGATCAGTGGGAGGCGCAGCGATCAGCCGGCGGCAGCGAAGCTGGCATAATATTTGTCGGTGATGCGTTGGTTCAGCGTCAGATCCTCCACCGGCGCGCAGGGCGTGTAGTCATAGTCGATGACCAGCTTCCCCGCGGCCAGATCATTGGCTGAATTGAGCGACGGATCGAACCAGCAGCTGCCGCCGATCAGGCGACCCTGGGCCACCTTCTCCCGGAAATCAGCGTTGATCGTTTCCACAATGTCGCGGACCAGGCCCTTCGTCAGCGGCTTGTCCACCGCCCAGACCAGCCCGTTGGAGATGGAATCGCGCAGCACCTGGGCCGTGCGGGTGGCGCTCTCGAACGCGAAGAGCGGCTCGTCCGAACAGGTGCGGTTGCCCCAGAAACGATAGCCGTTCATCCGGACAATCGTGGTCACCGGCGCGTCGTTCAACAGGCCCGCCGGCGTGCTGGCATCCTGCAGGTCGAAGAAGACGGGATTGGCGAGGCCGGAGATCCCGTTGACGGCGACGTTGGACAGCGTCTTGTGCCAGCCCGTCACCTCATCGATGCGGGCGCGCAACCCCAGCGCGCGGGCAACCGTGTCCCCTGCCCCGCCGGTCGTTTCCGGCCAGAGCAGCATCTGTTCGCGCAACGAGAAATTCTCGCGATAAAGGATCGCATCCTCGACGCTGTCGGCGTCGGCGCAATAGAGATAGGCCATGCCGTTCAGCTTCTGCGCGATCGTGCCCAGGGCGGCAGCGACCGGTGCGCTGTCCAGACCCGGCGCGCCCAGCACGCGCGGGCGGACGCCGAGCAGCGATTCGGCAGCCAGCAGGCCATAGACGCCCGAATAGTCGCCATAGGCGCCGACGGTCGCGTCGTCCTGGTCACCGGCGTCGGCGGCATGATCGACGCGCAGGGCGACGATAATCGGGCTGGTCTGGTCGGCGATCGCCTCCAGCACGGGGCCGATCGTGCCATCGTCGCCGACAGCCGAGAGGGCAGACCGGACGTCCGCGACAAGCGCGGGCTTGTTCAGGGGAAACAGGTCCGCGTCAGCATCGTCCCCGGTGACGACGATACCGATGACGCCGGTCGCGACGTCCACAATGTCGCGGGCGCCGTCGACCGGCTCATTGACGAAAATTCCGTGGCGAATGGGCATGGCGGCTCCTTCAGGCGGCGACAGGGTAAAGGGGGACAGACAGGCGGAAGAGGCTGTTGGCGGCGGGCTCCTCGAGCGAGACGCCCTCCAGGTCGATGACCGCCTTGCCATTGGCATCGGCCGACACGCCGACGCGGGACAGGGAAATGCGCGGCTCCCAGCGGGCGAGCGCGGTGGCGACGGCAGCATAGATGCGCTGGACGCCGCGTCCGTTGCCCGCCTGGTCGATCAGGTCGAATAGCGCGGAGCCATAGTCGCGACGCATGACGCGGCTGCCGATCGGCGTTGTCAGGATGTCGGCGATCGACTGCGCCAAGTGCGCGCGGTCGCTGAGCGGCTTGCCGGTGCTGCGGTCCATGCCGTTCATTCCGGCGCCCCGGTCTTGGCGCCACCGGCCTGGACATTGCCGTGGAGGTGGGATTTCAGGCTGATATTATCCGCCACGACGTCATCGCTGGCAGTCAGCTTGCCGGTCAGGGCGATGTCGCCCTTGATGGTGATACCACCGCTTGCATCGATCGCCAGGGTCGCGCCAGCCGGCAGTGCGATATCGAGATGATGGGCCTCCGGATCATAGGCCAGAAGCGCGCCGTCCAGAAACTCGATCAGTTCGCGCAGGCTATCGCCCAGCGCCGGATGTACATCGCTGTTGAGGCCGCGCAGGGCCACGGCAGCGGCCAGATCGCCGCCGGGGCAGATCAGCAGCACCTGCTCGCCATCGCTGGGCGGCGACCAGGTGCGCGTTCGTCCGGCGCGGAACTCGATCCACTGGATCGCCGGGGATACAAGGTCGCCGACATCCACGGTACAGCGCGCCGCAGCCAGATCGACAGTCGCGATCGTGCCGAAGCGCAGCAGTTCGTGGAGGCCGGCGGAATCGTCCATGGCGCTTAGCTGCGTTCCAGCTCGAGCGTCAGGGTGAAGCTCTCGGCCGAGGCTGGGGTGTAAGCGTCGCGGGCCTCGATCAGGGCGTAGAGCTTGGGGCTGGGCTTGTCGGTATCGAACAGCAGCGCGGCGTTTGCGCGGCCAAACGCGCCATCGCCCAGCGCCTTGTCGATCGTGACGTCGACCGAGCCGATATAGCCTTTGGCAATGCCATTGGTCGGCGCGAACACGCCGTTGTCGCCATTCGTGACGGAAGGTGCTGCGGTGAAGAGATGGACGCGGAAAGCGGCAGCCGTGAGGCTGACATTCGACTTGGACAGGCGAACGCCGGCGACCTTCCCCTCCCCACCCGGATAACGGGCTGCGGGCAGTTCGATCGCGGCCACGTTGCCGGCAGTGGCATGGTTGGCGACGAGGTCGCCGACGGCATAGGCGGTGGTGTTGGCTGGGCGCACCATGGCGGCAGCGGCGGCAAGGACGCGAAGAAAATAGGACATGGCAGCCTCATCGGATCAGGGGATCGCTGAGCGGCCATGGTTGCGGCGGCGCATGACAGGGGTCACGCCCGCCCTGTTGTGAAGCCCGGGCTTCACAACAGGGGGCGGAGGGCGCAGAATGGCGTAATGATGCGCGAGTGGTCAGACAAAGACTCGGAGCCTCTGGGCTTTTGGGATCATGCGCTGGGAGCGATCGTGATTGTCGGCAGCATGGTTTCCATCGTCACTGTCGTCATCTCAATCGCCGCCCTTTGCATTCGCCTGGCCGGCTAGACCATCAGGCACGCGGCGCGGCCGCATAGTGGATATGATTGGTCGGCAAGCTGGCCTGCGCGCCCCATTTGTAGGCAAGAGAGGCGTCGATCCGCTGCTTTTCGGCGAGCGTGCCACCGTCCGGCAACAGCGCCGGATTGACGACCAGAATCTCCGCGATCTTACCGCCGAAGCGGCGAGCCGGGGCGAGCGGATCGCCGAACACGCTGAACGTCATCGGCGCACGCGCCGTCGTGCCATGCGTCCCGGCGCCTGCCGGCGTGGCGCCATTGATAC